CCGCGCTATCAGTACATAGGCCCGGATGAAGAGCCGATCACGCTATCCGGTACGCTGTACCCGGAAATCAGCGGCGGCGATGTGTCGCTCACTACGCTGGAGACAATGGCGTACACCGGCAGAGCCTGGCCCCTGATTGAAGGCACCGGCAAGATTTACGGTATGTATGTGATCGACGGGTTAACCCGGAATCGCACTGAGTTCTTTCAGGACGGGAAGGCGCGGAAGATTGATTTTACTCTCAGCCTGAAAAAGGTCAGCGAGGATATCAGGGAGAAGCTGGCGGAAATTACCAATGATGATGTGCTGTCTATGGTGAAAGCAGGGGTGAATTTCTAACTTTATTTTTTTATGGCCAACACGTTCATTGTTGGCAGTGTGGTACCGAAATCATCGGGCACCGTCACTTTTAACCGTGCTGCAGCACGGTCATTTATGGCGGTGCTCGATATTCGTTTACGCTTCCGGCTTCTCAGGCCAGTTGATATCTGGCGCGGCTGACGTGTCTACCGCCTGTACCGCTTTGATGTAGCTTATCCAGGCTACCAGGCTGGCTTTATCCTCATCGCTGATGATGCCTAACTGTAACTCAGTTTGCCAAAGGCTGATTGTTGCCTGAGCTTCCACCAGTAACGCCGCTTTCTGTTGTTCTGCTGCTGCCACTTCCGCCGTATGCTGCGCTTCGGTGTCTGTCACCCACTCGCTACCGTTCCACGTATCGTACGGCGTGGCAGGTGCCAGCGTGGTGGCACCATCCGGGTAATCGCCCAGCGATGTGATGGCAACAGGCTCACCCGTTTCCGTACTGAAAACATCTTCACCACGATGATCAACAATGTATTCCCATCCTGATAGTTCTGCCGTCCTGCAAATTGCGTAACCGGGCATCTCTTCGCCCGGCGCGTCAGTACATGAGGCGGCAGGAATACCCACCCCAACAGCCAGATACTCCACCGTTGAGAACAGATATTCACGCGTCACGCTATCGTAATTAAAAACAGTGATATCACCTGCCGCCGTGGCAATGCCTTCTTTGTTCAAAACTGCCTTCGTCATTATGCAGCCCTCACGATGTAGTTAAATGCGATGTTACGCGGACGAGTTTCTGCCCCTGTTGAACTATTCGCTTTTAAATAAAATCCCCCAATACCCGTAAAAGTGGCTACCTGAGACATATCTTTAATTGGGAGCAAATCAGCGTTTGGGCTACCGCCCAGCATGCTCCTACTGACATCATTCACACCATAAGCCATAGCAAGATCATGAGTATGTTGCTGAACAGATTGGCCTTGACCAGTTAAAACAGCGCGCCCGCTATCAACACCGCGCCCGTCATCCCAGCCGCGTAAAAATTCACCACGTAGATCAGGCAAACTCCCTGAAGGATAAACTATTGCCAACTTCGGATATGTTGCTTTATCAAATACCGCGCCGTTGCACTTAAGCCATCCTGTTGGCGGAGTTACCGCAGGCCATGGAAGAGGGAACCCGGCAGGAATATATTTATCAATATCCGATTCAAGCAGATATTGCTGATGCGGGTCACTGGCAGCAATATGCGCCGCCAGTTGCTGATCTACGTACCCTTTAATCTGAATAATCTGATCATCAACATACTGCCGGGTTGCCAGCACCACAGACGGATCAATCTTGAGCGTTACCGCCTGGGTACTGCTGACAATGAGAATTACGCGGATCACCTGCACACGCCCGCTACCTTCCTGCAATAACGGCTTGTAGGTTTCCGCACAGTTGGCAATGGCAATCAAATCACCGGCACTGTCATACAGGCCAATCTCTCGAATCCACCACCCGCCCACATCTTCCGGGATCACCTGCTCAGCAATTATCTGGTTGGTGTTTACCGGGTCAATGGTCAGCGTATTAAGCGGTGCGCGACGCAGCTCATGCACAAGCGCAGTCTGCGCAGGGTTTGGCGTCGGCAATGCGCCGTTACCATCGCCCACCGCCATCTGAGTAATTTCAACCTGTTCACCCAATGCCGTGGCGTTCGCCAGCTTAGCGGCCCCGACATTGGTTAGCAGGGCATAATATTTAGTTGCCACTTGGTGAGATCTCCACGGTGTCTATCAAATGAATTGCACTCCCCACATACTCCGCACCGCCAACTGAAATGGTTTCGGGGAAATAGGGGTACACGGTCAGCGTGTCGCCCAGATAGGCAGACGCGCCAACATATACGGGGCCGGTAGTCTGTAAGTGCAGGCTCATGCCCAGCATGTGACGGCTACACGGCTTAACGTCAGCAATCAGCCGCTCAAGCTCCTGATAGGTTTCTTCGCTGATGCCTTCATCTTCAACGCCAATATCCAGCGTAAACGTGCCAGGGTCGGTGTCGATGGTCCACCACTCGTTAACCCGGATGAAGTACCCGAACGGCTCCACTACGCGCCGCATAGCCCCGGTGGTGCCTTTATAGCGGTGCAGGTAAAACGCATCAGCTATCGCCTTACGCTTCGTTGTCTGGGGCCAGTTCTCATCCCATCGATCAACGGAGAAAGCCCACGCCAGATAGGGCAGCAGGTCAACCGGGCAGGTATACGGATCCCAGAGCTGGCGCAGCGGTACCCGCACTTCCCCCAGAGAGGCACAGACGCGGGCGGCAACACGTTCAAGGCGCGTTGAGCTGGGCGGCGTGAGGGCTTTACTCATCGTATCCCCCAACGGTTATGGTGTAGCCGGTACAGTGGGACGCCTGAGTATCATCAAGCACCATATCCGCCACCGGCTGCGCCAACTCCACTCGCTGCACTCCTTCAACGTGCAGCGCGGCATAAATGGCAGACAGCCGGATATCACGCCCCAGACGACGCTGATCGGCTATGTATGCCTGTAACTTCTGCTCAGATGCCTGGCGGATGGGTTCCGACTCCGGCCCCGGATAGATATACAGCGTGGCATCAATCTCATAAGGCACGATCTCCGCCGCCTGCACGGTCACGCGATCGGCAACCGGGCGCACCTCTTCGCCATTCAGCGCGCTGGCAACAATATCGATCAGCTCCTGGCTGGCGGTACCGTCACCCTCGCGGGAAAGCACAGAGATGGTGACGCAGGCAGGCGTTGGGCTTACGGCAGATACATCAGCAACGCGCCCATCAGCAGACAGGCCGAAAAATTCATATGCCGCCGTAGGCCCGGCGACGCTAAGCCCTTCAAATGCCTGCGGGGTACGGACACGCAGATCGGAATCCGATTCCATCACCGCAGGCACTGGCGGTACAACGCTGTCATCTTCCGGCGTGATAGTCAGGCGCTCCACGTTGAAATTTGCCGCCAGCTGATCCAAATCGCTGCCCACGGAGTACGCTACCATTACCGCGCGCGCCGCTTCGTTCACGCGCTGGCGTAGCAGCAATTCGCGGTAGCAGTTTTCTTCCAGCAGCATGGTGATCGGCTCAGACTCCAGCGAGAGGGTACGCCTGATAACATCCTGCTCATCTTCCGGGTAAAGCGCGATAAACGCCTCTTTACGCTCATTAAACAGCGTCTCAAAGTCCAGCGGCTCCACCACTACCGGAGGCGGTAATTGTGAAAGGTCGATTGTTCCGCTCATGCCTGCACCTGCCTGCCGATCGTTACATCCGTGGTAAAGGGTGATTGGGTATCGGTACGGCTGGCTTTAATGGTGGCAACCATCTGCCCCGCCCCGGTTTCCGTCAGCACAATATTGGTCAGCGAGATACGCGGCTCCCAGAGGAAAAGTGCGCTGTATATCGCGGACATAATGCGAAGGCGCGTTACGGCGTTGCCTGGCTGGTCAATCAGGTTATTGAGCTGCGATCCGTAGGCTCGGCGCATAACGCGAGAACCAACCGGCGTTAACAAAATGTCATTGATGGATTGAGAAATATGCTCGTTATCGGTGAGCGCTTCGCCGGTTTCGGCGTTCATCCCGCTATATCTTGCGCTGGTCATTGCGGGCCATCCGTCTGGCTTCCGCCACGTTCTACGCCGCCATGTTTGTGGGTATGCACCACAACGCCATTTGATGTAATGCTGCCGCCGCTATGCTCAACATTGCCGGTCATCTTGCCGCCCTGTTTCATCTCAAACGTGGAGCATGAGAGCTTTTGAGTGCAGATCACTTCCGGCGTATCAAGGGTGATTGAGGTTATTGCGGTACAGGTCATTTTTGGGGCGGTTGCCGCGATGGAGTCAGACGCCTCTACGGTTGCGCTCTTAATGCCAGTAGCAGCCAGTGCGCCGGTTGCCGGGTCATACAACACCTTCGCCCCGTCAGGGTGCAAAGTGACATTTGACGTTTCACCGTTATCCGGTGGCTTCACGCTATCGCTGT